TCAGACAACATTGTCCAATCTGAATCGCGCAGTAGTTGTTTAGCTTGTTCCCAAGCAAGTTCAGCTTTTGTAGCTTGCACAGGATCGGCAGGCGCTTCGCCCACAACAACCCATCCTTGGTCAGCGTAAGCTTCTCCAAGCCAAGACAGATCACCAAGCTGGTCTTGAATACCAGCCAAGCCAAAGATAGGCCCCCAATTTTCAGGGAGTTTTTGCGGCTCGTTTAGTGCTTCGCCGGTTGACAGTTTTTTCAATTGCCATAACATTTTGTTGCTCCTTTGCAGTAAATTTCATTCCCGGCTGTTGTTCAGGCGGGGGTAGATTAGCTCCAACTTTCATATGCGGAGCCATATCATTGGCGTGTGGGGGGTGTCCTACCCCCGGTAAGTGTTGAATGCCACGGTAATGCGTAAGTTCTTCTTCCGTGTATTTCCAATCACGCCAGCTTGAAAAATCTTTACGTGGTTGAAGATTGATGTGGCACCCTACACCGGCAGCAAGCTGGTGTATAAGTTCAATTGCTTCTACAGGCTGAAGAATAGTAAACGTGTTTATTCCATCTGAACGACGCATAGAAATTTCTACAGTCCCACCGAAACACGTACCGACAGTCAAAGATCGCGCTCTATTCTGTGCTTCAGCAAAAGCCTGCGCTTCAGCCAATGCCTGCACTGTTGCTGCTTTTTTCATTGTGGGTTCCAAGAAATAGTTATTTGACCTCCGGAAGCTACGGTGACGGGATAACTAGCGCCACCAGTAGTTGTTACGCAGTTATAGGTAGCAGGTGTTGCACTGCTTCCGGGATTTCCGTTGCAACCGCAACTTCCAATTACACCCCTACCGCCACCCCCACCACCGCCAGCACCTTGACCAGCACCACCGCAAGTTTTACCGCCGCCTCCGCCGCCTCCACCACCGGCTCTCAGTGTATTAGCGCCATTTCCGGGGGTGCCGCCTGCGCCTTGGCTACCCGCGCCGGGGCCTCCGTTACCTCCTTGGCAAGACCCACCACCGCCCCCAGTATTACCGGAGGCACAGCCACCTGTGGTAACTACGCCCGCACCACCTCCACCACCGCCACCCGGTGTTCCGGGGCTAGGCGCTCCTGCCCCACCGCCCGGATTCCCGCTGGGGCCTCCATTACCTACTAAGTTAGTTCCCGGAGGCGCGTACCCGCCCGGATTATTGGTAACAAATTCTGAGCAAGTACCTTGTACACCCTGATTACCCCGTGGACCACCTTGCCCCCCGGGCCCACCATTACCGGCACTACCCCCAGTAAAATTATAACTAATAGCTGAAGAAGTACCTCCAGCAGATCCTGCATTTCCGGGATTCCCGGGCGTACCGCAGGTACCCTGTACCGAATTACCCCCTCCACCGGTACCCAGTGCTCCTGCAGGAGTAATCTGGGCAGCGTTGTAATTACACCCGGGCGCACAAAACACCGCCCAAATAGCTCTACCTCCACCGCCTCCAGCGCCCCCAGAACCAGTCCCGCCCGTGTTTCCAATGTTGCCCGGATTACCGCTTCCGCCTTTTCCTGTGATATTTACTTTTGTAACACCCGCAGGCGCTGTAAAAGTGCCAGAAGTATTAAATGTTTGATTTCCACCGGGAACAACTGCTTTCCCGCCAAGTACGCCAATTTTTGATGAACCAATAGCCATGTTGCCACCTCAATCGTAATAAAACCAGCCAGTTACAATGTACTTGCTGCGCTCCCCAAACACAGTATTACCCCTGTGTGCGTGCGTATAAGCAGCGGGCCACAACACCATAGTGTTTTCTACGGGGCGATACCGTGTCTGTTGATACAGAAATTCTGTTTCTCCAGCCTCTTCGGGTTCTAGTGTATTCAAATACAGCATATACACAAGTACTCTATTTGCATGTTCCCCCGCGCCTTGTTCGCCATGCCAGATATGATAACCGCCTCCGGGCGACGTACGTTGCATTTTCATCACTGTGGCCCGAATAGAGCTATTCTGTAAGACTGAAAATTTTTGCACGTAATCGTCATAACATTTTTGCAAACCTGAGAAAAAAATGTCTGTTATAGAATCACCATTAAAATTTTCAGTGTTATGGCCTTTAAGATTTAACCCAATCTGGTAATCGTTTTTTACGTGCCCTGCAGCGCCTTCTGATTTAACACGGTTAGCCCCCGCACCACTTTTTTCGAGGGTGTCAAATTGTTTAATAAGATGTTGGCAGTACCCTTCAGAATACACACCTGAATAAGTACCGATAAAATTTCTGTAATCTGCGTTCATTTAAAAGGTGGCCCTGAAACCCAAGCAACAAGAGACTGACGGCTCCCTTGCGTAACCGGCGTTACTTGGTGTAACACATAAGATGGGAAAACGGCAACTATTCCCCGTTGCTTGCGTACATTTCTTGGTTCGCCGTTTGTCATGACTTGAAGGTTACCGCCTTCATACTCTGCCGGGTCTGTTAATTGCAAAGCTAAAGACAACTTACGACTAACAACACCACCATAATCTTGATGCCAACCATACATACCGTTTTCAGATTGGTCGTAATTTGTAAGCTGCAATTTCTCACCAAACCCAGTTAAATCAAAACGAAAGTAATCTGCATTTAGCTGCGATGTTATATGCGCCAATTTTTCAAATACCCATTTTGTGTTTGGGTTGTTTTCTAACCACGATACTTGAGAACGTCTAATACTTGTGTTGATACCACTGCCAGCAGCGCCGCCAATTGTTGCATTTTGTTCGGCTGTCTTTGCTTTTTGCTGGAGCCAATCTAATTCCGAGTCAGTGAACGCACCTTCCCACCAAACAAAAGGCTCGATTGGTTTTGCGTAGGGTGTTAGCAAGTACTGCATAAACGTTCCCTGTGGGACACAATGAAGTGTATGGATTTGGTTTCGGCTTGCGCCGTATTTTGTGTTAGTTGATGTTGCATCCAAGAGTTTGCCATCAATACAGTGCCCGGTTTGACATTGTTAAAATGTACATAAGACGAAGCGTTTGTAAGCCCCGTGCCTTGCACATAGTCTAACTCAACCATTTGCTTGTTCATGCGCGGGTCATGATAGACAGGGTAAGAGCCGCCCTCTGGCGTTTCTAAAAAGAACCAACCACAAATCTGGCTGTGCTTGTGTACGTGTACGTTTGTGCCACCAGTACACTTTACGTCTTGCCCCCACAGCCCCGATACGTACAGTTCGTACTTGTCCATGTCATACCCTTGGTCACGCAAGATAGCGTCTGACGCTAATACCAAATAATCAACCAAGAACTTTAAATCTGGGTCGTTTGCCATGTGCGTTGTTTGCGCCATAGCGCCACCATCATCAGCGGTAGCGTAATACTTCCGGGCAACCTGAAGGGTGTAATCAACCCAATCAGGTCGCTCTTCTCGATATACAGCAGAAGAGAAGTATGGGTAAGCTTCCATTAGGCATTGATTGACGCAACCAAAGCATCCGCAAAAGCGGTGATGTCCGCAGCAGTTACATCGCGTGAATCTGCTGGTTTGCTTCGGGCGTTTTCAATCAATGTTTCTTTAGCCAAACGGACAGCTTCAAGCTTTGTTTGCTTTGCTTGTAATGCAAGTTGATTTGCATGACGTACATTTTCAACGGCAATTTGAATGTCTACTTGTGCTTGTTGTTCAGTTGTTAAAGCCATGTTGTGCTCCTAGTTAAGAAAGGTTAGCCATTGGGATGGAGCCGTACCAAGTCGTTCCACCGTTTGGAGAGAAAAAGAACCAGATGTCCACAGCGTTAGCTGTAGTTGTACGTGTTACTGAACCGCCGGGGAACTTAAATGTACCACCGGCCCAAGCCACAGTTCTACCAGCCGTACCGTCATTCGTCAAGATCAGTGTAAACGAAGTTGCAGTGTTTGCGGTAGTTGTGCTTGGTGCAGCCAAGGTAAATGTACAGTTGCCTGTCAGTGTTGCTGTGAACACGTTGCCTGCTGTACAAGTAATTGTCGTTGCCGTACCAGAGTTACCTAGTGCTGAAACTTTATCAGCCCAGACGCCTGACAGGTAGCCTGCGGTGTCTATTCTGGCTCGTTCTGCGCCGTTGGTGTTAAATTGAACTGTGTTAGATGTAGCGTTTGCGTATACACCAGAACCACTGGCGTTAGACCCAGTAAAGAAACCTACGTTTGCACCTGTGTCAACGTAGAAATACATATTTGAACCGCTACTTCTAGTGAATAAAGCAACGTTGTTTGAAGCGTCAGCACCATTTACACTTAGCTTTTGTGCTGGCGAAGTTGTCCCAATACCTACATTACCGCTGAAGCCAAGAGTCATTACATCCGTACTACCAGTCACCGAACGGAATATCATACTATTTGCGTCAGCATACATTCGGTATGCATTACCGCCAGATATTTGTATG